ATCGAGCGTACCTTCATACACAGTTTTCTTTTCGCCAACTTCAAGTTCACCAATGGCATCAAGCCTGTAAGTGTGTCGTTCTTCATATGTGTATTTACGATATAATTCTAAACTATCTAAATGCACTCTTCCTATAAAGTCATAGGTCTCAGCTGATTTGCCATACTTTTCATATTCACGCTTTTTAGGAAGTTGTTTCCATAAACAGAAACGTCTTGTGTCATCTTTGCTTAGAACTCTACTAACTCTATTTACCGTATAAGGAATATCATAACCTTCACTGTTCCAACCTGATATGATGTCTGCATCTTGGATTAAATCAAGAAATGCTTGAAGCATGTCTGCTTCTTTTTCAAACAATACACATTCATCTCCCCATTCCTTACACTGTTCTTTAGCTTCTGCCATTGTAAGTGTTTTGGGAGGAACTGCAAGTGTGATTAGTGCATCAAGCCATTGTAAGTGTACAGTGATTGCAGTGATGGGCATGAATGGATCACTAGGATCAGCAAAGCCTCTTTCTGGATCAAAGTCAGTTTCAATGTCAAAGAATGCAATGTTTAGTTTAGGAGCATCTTGATTCAAATAGTTTTCACTCAAGCATTGGAATATAGGATTGATATCACTTTCAAACAATTTCCGTTTGTTGTTAATAGCAAGTTCCTTACGGAAATCCTTTGTGCTTTTGCTTACAATTCTGCTTATCGGATCGCCATATATGCTTTTATGTTTTCCTCTTGGATCATCATAATAAAAAGTATACTTGACCGGATATTCTGTATAAAGCCTTTTGCCGTCATTCCTTTCAACAACTCTAATTATATCTGCATCTCTATCAAAATATGCGTCTACGTAGCTCATTTGTTATCCTCATATACTATGTCATTTATGTTTCCTGCCAAAACATATCTTTTGCTGTTTGACGGATACACTTTATGATGTATCATCGATGGAAACATCACTATCATCTTATTATACACGGGTAAATGCATTTCGTCAACATTATTAACGTCCAGTTTATCTTCAATTCTTTTTACGAATGTTAATGGTGCAGGTTCTTCTCCACAATCCAAATAATATACCCAACTGAATCTTGATAACAACCCATGTTCATGTTGTTGACTAAATTGTCCAGGAAGATATTCTTGAAACCAGACATTTGCATCTATGTGTAAATTTTTTGGATCAATATATTCTTGATTGGTTAAAAAATTTGGTCCTCTTGGTTGACATATATTTTTGCAATACCAAAGGTGAATTTGATCTAACAAATCAGATAAAACATCTTGATGATCGACATGTGTCCACCAATTTGTTTTCCAAGGAATAGACGAATCAATATCTGATTGTTCTTCTTTTATTTTTGTGAAATAATCTATGACCGATTGGTCTTGTTCTTTTGTTCTTTGTAGTTGGCCATGTTTTATCTGAACAGGATGCGATATATAGAATGTGCTACAACTAAACTTCATTTCTTCTCCAAGTTGCTTATGGCCAACCTAACCTTACTACATGCCCGCCAATCGGCTTAGGGCGTATTAAAAAACCAATTACTTGTCTTTACCTACTGTAACAACAAGTGTTTCAAGATCTTCAAACTCGTCTGCAACTTTATGCCAGTCGCTTTTGTGTGCAACTTTGATAGCTTTATTGATTAATGCAGTTTTAACATTAAGTTCTTCTGATACTGCTTTTACAGTTTCTTTCAAACCTTCTTGTAGATCCTGTATTTCTTGTAATACTTGTGCGCCTTCGTTAACCAGCCTCTCTAATTTTGCCTTTTCATCTTGTCCGTAAACTCGATCACTCATAATATTCTCCTAAGTTTCCCTTATTATACATGTTTTTGCCTTGTTTGTCAACTATTATATTTAATTAATGCACCAAAATGTAGATACACTTCTGGACTCTATTTCACAAAGTAGCCCAATCTTATCTCATTCATATACGGTTCCAAATCATCCATCCAATCATCAAATGGATTGTTTATAAAAGTATATCCTTGATTGTATAATTCATTTTTTGTAGATTTTGGTGTATCTTCCCATACTGGAATATATTCGTTCCATTTATCTTCATAAGTACCGTCTGGATTTCCACTTGGTCTAAAGTGTATTTCTATAGGCTTATCTTCTTTAAATTCTACATTTATAAATGGCACATCTATATCCGCAATCACTTTGGGTAATTTTGGAACAAAATCTTTTTTAATCCATTTCCTAAATTTTACAACATTAAATTTATCGTTCCAGCCTTGCCAATTGTGTAGACATTTCCATTCTCCATTTACTTTTTCGTATGATGCAGAAAAATGTCTTCCCTCTAAGTATTCACACCAGAAATATCCAGGAGGTACACTTGTAATGTCACCTTTTTCTAAAGTTTTTATTGTGGTGCATATACCCATTCCTGCAAGATTGTAAGTTGGCCGTATAACATATTCCCTGGTTTCTGGTATACTTGTACCGCCTGGGCCACACGAGTAACCCATTACTTCCGCAAGGTATAGTTTATTCCACCATTTGTGTAAATGAGGAAGTTTGAGCCATAAGTCTCTTTCTTCTATATGGAATTCTTCTCGTCTTTGGTTTTGTACTGCCATTCGTCGGTATGTCCTACTGACCACTTTGGGGTATTTTCAACTGTGTAATTTTGTGTGCAAACTTTAAAGTCTGGCATTTTCCTATCAGGATGTACCATGCTTTGATCTGTAAAGATTATTCTGTTATTAGGTTGTGCGGCAAATTGTCCGTTGTTTAATTTTATTATGTTAAATGATTTGTGTTCTGGATCATGCTCTGAAAAGTTTGTATCAATTACACCCTTTTCTCTATGAGCATTATCTATAGTAAAAATGTACTCTCCTTTGTGCATTTTCTTATCCTTTCCAAAAAACTCACAATCAGATAGCATTGATTTTTTAGTAACTGTGATATCGTAATCAAAGCAATCCCAAATCTGTAGAACATCTAATGGAAGTTGATCTTCTTTATCGTAATCTTCTTTCCAAACAAATGCAGATATTGGAAGTTTATCAAATAGAGCACCATAGTCAGTAAGTAATGTTTCAAAGTAAAGTGCTTTGCCCATTACACTTTTCACTGTAATCCAGTAACCAGGAGTTAGTTCTCCATGACCTTTTTCCAGATCATACAGATATTCCTTCTTTACATATACAGGGATAATTGGTACGTTGTGTACTAAAAAAGCCATAGTTTTCCTTTAACTATGGTATTTAGTATATTTTATTTCTTCTTTTTCTTTCCAGCACAATGAGCTTTTTGACTAAAGCCCTTTGGATTAGAACAGTTGATGCTTTTTTTATATTTTGCACTCCATTTTTCACGAAGTGCTATATTTGTTATTTGCAGTGTTCGCATTGGCAACCTGTGCAAATGTCATTATGACATTCTGTACATTCTTTATCACAGTGGCAATTATGTCCACATTTTTCACACTTACATTCCATAGTATTCTCCTAAGTTTTTACGTTCTTAGCCTTACCACGTCTGTCTGCATTAGGATCTTTTCTTCGCTTACGGGCGGCAGAAGTCTTTCTTTTCTTCTTGCCCATAGCATAAGCCTTAGAAGCTGGTAAACACTTTGGCTTTCCTTCACCTTCACTCCGTCCTCCACATGAGCCACGGACTTTACCATCAGGTCCAAAACGGACCCATTTTTGTTTAAACCATTTTTTGAGATCTTCGTGTAAATCCATTTCCTCTGAAAACACAAGATCACCACAGTTTACACAATAATCAACATGCTCACGTTTCACACAATTAGGCACACGTTTACCAAACATGGTTTTCATGCCTTTTTTCTCGTAGCCCTTCCAGCAACGTGTTCCTTCGTCAACGATGTTAATTATATCTCTTAGATTCAACTCTTGTTACCCCAGTTCTTGGCACCTTTTTTACGGCACTGAACTAGAGCACCAGAGGCATAGGCGCTAGGCCAAACTTTATATCTGGCTTTTACCTTGTGATAGCAAGCATCTTTCTTTTCTGCGAGACGTTCAAACTCGTCTTCAGTGATAGGCTTACCTACTGATTCTTCTAATGTTTGGAATCTGTTATTCTTTTTTTTTAGATTTTCTGCAAGGCGATCTTTTAATTCATCTTCGTAAGTATAACTTTCGTCTTGCTTTTCTTTTTCTGCTTTATCTTTAGCATCAAGATCTTTTTCAATCTTATCGCTTTTTCCTAAGCTCTTTTTAAATTTTGCTATTGCTTTTTTGCCTGCTTCTCCAGTTCCAGGCTCAACCTTAGTTGGCTTCTTACCTGTTCTTTTCATGTATTCAGCTGGAGTTTCTTTTTTCTGTTCGTCGACCTTTTTATCCTTTTTAGCTTCCTTGTCTTTTACAGCTTTTTTCATTGGTTCTTTTTTATTGCCATCACCGTCGATATCAATGTAGTCTGGTTTAGCTTTTTTTCCTTCAGCTACTTCGTCAAACTTCATTTCATAATCCATGTTATGGTATACTGCACCAATATAATCAGATGCTTTAGTAATTTTAGATTGAACCCAACCTTCAAGGCCTTGTTCTTCTGTACGGCCTTTTAGCATCTCATGCAATTTGATTGCGTATTTTGCAATCTTGTATAGGTCAGCTCTTGCCATTTGTACTTCATGGTCAGCTTCTGCTTTGAAAGCCAATGTTGCTAAATCTTCTTTAAGGTCTTTTTCTCTCATTTTATCTTCCTCGTAAGTATTTATCTCTTAACGGGTTTGCCACTCATAATATTGTTACTAATATCGAGGGCGTTTTTAGTAGTTCCATCTGGATTTTTCTTTTGTGGTGCTTGCGGTGCACCATATTTACCACGTTTTTTTGGTTTGTGATATGCGGCTGGCGGGCTTGCCACAGTTGCAATACTTCCTGCACTTGTGGAACCTGCTGTCGCTATCTCATTTATTAATTCTCTTATCAGCATAATACTATTTACCTTTCTTTTTACGGCCGCCCTTCATATTTGCACACCAGTGATACATCTTTGCACGTTCTCCAGATGCGTTTTTAGCCTTCTTACGTAGTTCAGTAACACTTCCTCCGCAACTTGCACCTGCTTTTTTGACTCTTCCTGGTCTGCTTTTTCCTTTTACTTTTCCATCCGCAAAGTTTTCAAGTAATCCTAATACTTCATCTTTTGTGTAAAGTCCGCTTTTCATAGCTTCAATAGCCATCTTTGTAGCTGTGACATACATAAGTGATTCGAATTGCAGTCTTCTACGATCTAAACCAATCCTTAACACATATGAACCTTCTATATTCTCATCAAAATGTGAATCTTTATATCCGTCTGCATCTTGAACTGAATAACCTATACGTTTAAGGTTTTTCATCATATATTTCTTTTCTTTTTCTCCACCGTAAAACTGTATGAATATATCAGGCTTATTTTTCTTTTGCACATCTGGTGGCATATCTTTTATGTTTGCCATATGTGTGCCTATTTTATACCAGTCATAAGCATCATCTCTTTTCACCAAAACAGATCTTTGTGGATTTGCTAACAAGTTTCCTTCGTTAGCTGATTCTCTACCTGGAGCATCTATCTTCTTACCTTCTTTACGCTTTCTCATGTTTGTAGCGATTGCGTAAATTGCTCCTTCAGGATCCATGCCTCTTTCTTTTGCCCATTTGCCAATTGACTTTTTAGCTTTAGGTTTGTCCTTTATCTTGTCTGCTGTTTTATGAATCTTTTTTATTGAAGCTTTGCTCATATCTGCTTCTTTTGTATCCTGATCCATGTATTGTTTAAGGTTTTGTACAGTTCTTTCAAACTTGTGATCTTTGTGTTTAAAGCCAACACCGCCAGCGGCTTCCCATTTTGCTATGTTTTTACCAAAGTCATCTATTAATATGTTTGGAGTTCCATCTGGTTGTGTGGCATGCACCGCCTTGTTGGAAGTTATTATAACATTGCTTGGAGGGAAAGACGATAAATTCTTTTTAATCCATTCTCTTTTATGTGGTTCAGAATTAGGATCATTTGGTAAAGGAGCACTTAATATATTGTACTTGCCTTTCAGCTGTTTGATTAAACTTAAGAGATTATTTGCATTTGATGTAACTGGAATGTTTAACCAAAAATCATCCTTGTCTCTAATCTTTTGTAAAGCATCATCTAAGTCAGTAATTTCACGCCAATCCTTACCTACAAGTTTTTTCCAAGCACCAAAAAAGTCTGCAAGCACACCATCCATGTCCACATATATTTCTGATTCCTTGCTTAGATCTTTAGCTGAAACTTCAATTATGCCTTCTTCTTTCTTTTTAGTTTCTGGATCATCATGACTATAACCTGCCTTGTTTAATCTATCATGATGTTTCTTTTTAGTAGGAAATTTTGCTTTATAATCTTTTTTGGTTCCCTTGTACATCATGTGAGGTTTATATTCTTCTTCTGCCATACCAAGGTTAAACAGAACATTTGTCTTAGACCCTTTTGTTTTCTTTGAATGCTCTTTGGGTTTGCCCTTGCCAAGTCCTAGTTTCTTAACGTTGGCATATTCACCGCCAACCGGAACATCCTTGGTAGCATTTTGTTTTGTAACAATTCCAACGCCAGCCGCTTCTTCTTTGAAATCACGAAACTTCATTTTTTACGGCTCCTAAATTGTATAGGTCCATTAAGGTAAGGTTTTGAAAACCATATCTTAAACCAATCAGCATCACCTGGCTTAATTCCTAAACGTTTTTCTTTGTCCTTTAATGCTTGTGCAGTATCACTTATGTTCTCTAAGCTCACAGGCTTGTAACCTGTAAATTCGTTTATCCCGGCAAGTTTTTTAAGAGTGTTTATATCCATTAGTCAGCTCTTCTAATTTGATATTTTATTCCAAATCTGTCAAACAATTTTCCTGCCGTAGCAATATTTGTAAGAGCTTGTTTTATTTGCGGAAGATATTCGTCATTTGCTTCTACCTTCTGCATAAATGCCTTAGCTTGATCTGGTTTAATAAACATTAACTTACCAGACCATGCGGCTCCTTTTCTATAAAAACTTAAAAAGTGTTCTCTGCCATCTGTTCTAGAAGACACCCAATCTAGCACTTTTAATTTATTAGGATCTTGTGCTTTGATAGAAGCATTATCAACTTTGGATTTAAAAACATTTAATTCATTGACATCTTCTTCTGTAATGCCCATTCCTTGTCTTACTTTTGTGTACATCATTTTTGCAAGTTTTGGATCTTTGACAGCAACACCACTTTCAAAAGAATCAAAATCTCCTTCAGTGGCCGCGGCTCTCATTTTTGAAGCACTCATGCCTTCTGCACCATCTGCATCAGGATCACGTTCTCCAGCACTTACAACATCAATGCTATCAAATTGATAATCTTTTCCATTGTAATCGTTCAATAATTTTGTAAAGCTAGATACTCTATCGCTACCTGCAACATATACTATATTTTTAAATCCAAGCTGTTGTAACTTTTGCATTGCTTGTATTATTGTTCTAACCTCGTTGTCACCTATACGGATTCCATCGCCAAAACTTTTTGTTGCAAAGAAAACTTTTTCAGCAAACGTTAAGGGATCTGTTTTAGGTTTTTGTGAATGTGTCAAAAATAGAAAAGGACTACCGTCTATGCTCTTAACTTTATCCGCAAGTTTTTTATGTCCTATTGTAGGAGGGTTCATTCTCCCAAAGGCAAAAACTGCTGTACTAGGAGATTCTATCAGCTGACGCAGGCGCATCTAGGTCCTCCTTAGGGTTTCTTTCAAAATCTAAAACTTTCGATGCAAGTTCTTGTCTATCTTCTGGTGGCATTAATTCATCTGGAGACATTGGAATATCGTATTTAAGACAGTAATGATTAATACATCTATCAACCATAGGCTTTAAATGTCCTTGTATAACTTGTTCATTGCGTTCACTGCGTATCTTACTCATGCAAGGCAAATAAAACTTTCTATAAAACCCATCATCATTAAGCATATGAAAATGTATGTCATTAGGTACATCAAATGGCATTTCATCTTGAGGCATTCTATGGAATTCTGATATCTTCATTTTACCACTTTCTGCATGACCAATATCTTGCCTTAGTTCTTGGTCCTGGATTATCACAGTTATGTCTTGCACGGAATGATCTTCTACGTGCTGGATTAGATTTCTTAATTTTCATATTAGGATCACCAAAGTTCACTTTTTTAATATTCTTTGTTTTAGGATCTCTTACGTAAACTTTGAACTTTTTGACATCACCTTGCATTGGTTTGCCAAGTTTTACTTTGCGTCCTTGATATTCTGCTTCGTCTAATGATTCATCATCTTCATTAAACCACATATCTCCGTATGCATGGTAAAAATCATCACCATCATATGTTTCTTCCATCCAAATATTTTGTTCTTCTGTCTCGGCCAAATATTGTTTAAAAGTCTTAGTCATATTCGTAACCCCTATTATAATGCATTATAAAGTATTTATCAGAATAAGTAAAGTAGTAATACATCTAAGAACTAAATAGAAACCAAAAGGATTCGGCTATGCTGAAACACAAACACCTAATAGTACGAGCAGACGTTAATAATCCACCTAAAGACGAGAATGCCATAGTCGAATGGGCCAGGAAACTAATCAATGACATTGGAATGAAGATCATGATGGGACCATATGCAAAATATTGTGAAATGGAAGGCAATAGGGGATTAACCTGCGTCACTATAATAGAAACCAGTCATATTGCCATACATGCTTGGGACGAAGTTAATCCTGGTCTAGTACAGCTTGACGTTTATACTTGCGGTGAATTAAAGAAACAATTGGTTTTTGATGCTATAAAAGAATTTGATCCGATTAAGATTGATTTCAAGTATCTTGATAGAGAAAAAGATTTAACTACTTTATAAATCTGAAAGCAAATTTACCACCAATTCTTGAACTATAATAGTTTTTACTTCCGTCTAATGCAACTGTTCCTTGGAAGTTTGGCGGATATACTGCGTCATATTTGCTTACAAATATGTCATTACCTTTTTTGCCTACTCTTGTGTACAATTGAATGATACTCGCAGTGTTAAGAAGTCTAATTGCTTCTGTTGAAAAGTTTGGATTTTTATTTACTTCAATAGCTACCTTTTTTGCTACCGCACTGGTCAATGCATAACCTGCATTGAATCCTTGCACATTAGTATCGAAGTTTACGCCTGTTATTATTTTTTGTGCTTCTTCACTTAATCCTTCAAATGTACGTGCGCCTGCTGATATAAGTTTCTTTGTTTCCGTTCTTAATGCTGGTGTTGTGATTTCAAATCTTTCACCTAAAGAAAACGGTGCATCTTTTGCTGTTTCGTTGTTTATGATTTCAATAATAGGTTTAATGAATTGAACACTTTGCATTAACTTTTTATCATCTTTATTTTTGATTAGAGAATCATATAAGTTCTTTGCACTTGCGGCCGCACCTGCTCCGCCCTTTGAACTGATCAATATTTTCTTACCATCAGGTGCAACAAATACACTATCAGCTAAATTGTAGTTCATTGACTGTGGCCAAAATATTTCTAAATCATTCCAGTTTGCGCCACCTGCCAAATCTTTTCTTGCTTGTTCTGCTGGTCCTAGTACTGCTCCGCCCATCATTGCTACCGGACCCATTATTTCTCCAAAGTAATCTCTGATTGCTTCCAACCTTTCAACTTGTCCTGGAAACTGTGCTAACTGTCCTGCGGCACTTGCTCTCAAAGCATCACCTAAAATCTTTTTGTCGTCTTGTGGTGCTTTGTTTTCCACATGTCTAATTACGCTATCAGAACCTCTAAAAAAGTTTTTTGTAGCAATTAGTGTTTGTGGATCTAATCCGGTTTGTAATTTTGTAGCACCCTTTGTTTTCAATTTCCAGCCATCTGGTATTGCATTGTTAGGCCATATACCTAACAAGTCATGAGCGTTTTGTTGTAGATATCTACCCCAATAAATTTTTTGTCCATCTGATGTTTGAATAACAGCGATACCAAATGCTAACATTCTTGCAGTTGGTTTATTGGTCCATGAAATTTCGTTTGGTTTAAGTCCGTTATTTGTTTCGAAGTTTTTTATTGCTTCGTCTCTTGCTTCTGGTGTTTCAAATTTTCCTCCATCTGTCATTGGTGGATATGCTTCAACTCCGACAAATTCTGCCTGCACTCCGCCACGCTCGAATGGATCCCCTTGTTTTCTACCAAATACTCCTTTGGCCTCGAACAGAGGTTTTTTAATTTGATAAAAACGCATTAAACACTAACCTCAATGTCAAAGTCGTTGTAACCTAGATCAAAAAGTTTGTTTGCTATTTTATTTGCTACATCGTCTGACTCTTGTTCATCTAGTTGTACATGCGTTTCAACTGTAAGAACTGTTTTACCATCTTCTGTATCATAAAGCTCGTAGCCTGTTTCTTCTTCTAATAAGGCATTTGATGCTGATGTTGCTACTTCGGAGACGACTATGTCATCCACTTCTTGTTTTGAGTCAAAAACGATATTGATAAAATTTTCCATAGAACTTCCCTAATGATTCATTCTGATACTATTAATAGTACCGTCTGTGTACACAACTTTTGCTCTAATAAAAACAAAGTTTCCTGTGAAGTTTGCATATTTAATTGCAGTTTCTTGTGACGCTGTGTATGTGTGTACATCGAACCAATCAGTATCACCTGGACTGGTTGCTAATGTTGCTTGTATTGTAATGGTTCCTGTTAATCCAGTAAAATCATAAGAAACAGTATGAACACCGTCTGAATGACCATAGTAACCATCACCTCTAAAGTTGCTTCCGGTGATAGTTTCTGTTGTGCTATCTCCTGGATGCGTATTTGCTGATAAAATTATTTCACTACTACTTGGCATACTATTATTTATTCAAATCTGCTTCACTAACATACTTGACAATTTTTGAAATAGAACCGCCTATTGCAATTTTAGCAAGCATTAAATAACGTTCATTCTTTGTAAAGAAGTAAAATCCTTCTGTGTAATGTCCAAGTTTTATTGCTTGCTTGGCCTTGCTTCCAATACGTATTGCATGTGAATTCGCTTCACAATAGTTAACAAAATTAGGATCGACTCTCTTTGTAAAGAACGCTTTGTATGGCCATTCAACATCACCTTTGACTATTTGAGTATTTTTATTTTCAAGTAAAAAGTTAAGGTTATCGTCATTAGCAGGTTCATGGAATTCTAATGCACCTATTTTATCAGCAAGTTCTTCTAACCAAATATTTTCATTAGAATATATATCTAGTTTGTGTCCTTCTATCCTAACCATACAGTTATCTTTATTACGTTCTAACGCTTTATAGATTACGCAATTATCCATAAAGGTTTCTAAAGTTATGTGTTTAGGATCTCCTCGCCAAGCTCTAAATGGACTCTTTATAGCCAAGTCGGCTTCTGCATCCATTTGCATTTCGTCAAGTTTAGTCTTGGCCCAGCCAAGATTCATTCCTCTATATATAGGAGCAATGGGATTTTGTAACCTAAGTTTAAAAACGTATTTGTTGTAAAACAGTTTAGTTGTTAGTAATCTCTGCAACATTTTCTACCTTTTGTTTAGTAGGTTTTAAGATAAGTTCGTTTTTCTTTACATCAATTTGTAAAGAACCGCCATTTCTTAGATCACCGAAAAGTAGAAGTTTACTTAGAGGACGTTTGATATGTTTGTCTATATATCTTTGCATAGGTCTTGCACCCATTTTGCTATCAAAACCGTTGTCAACTAAATGATCAAGTGCGTCATCTGTTATTTCACACACAACGTTTTTATCATCAAGCATTGTTCTAAGCTCTAACAAAAACTTACCAACAATTTTTAACATAATTGGTTTGTCAAGTTTACCGAACGTAACAACGCCATCTAATCTATTTCTAAATTCAGGTGCAAAGAAACGTCTAAATTCTTCATCACCATAATCGCCATCTACATCATGGCTGAAACCAATAGCATTTCTTTCTGCTTGTTCCGCACCAAGGTTTGTAGTAAGGATCAAGATGCAGTTTCTTGCATCTGCTTCTTTACCGTCACTTCCAGTAATTTTTCCATTGTCCATAATTTGCAATAAAATCTGCGAAATATCAGGATGTGCTTTTTCTATTTCATCTAATAGCAATACACAGTTAGGATGTTCTTGTAGCTTGTTAATTAGTTGTCCTGAATGCTCATCATGTCCAACATAACCTGGAGGAGAACCAATCAACTTTGATACACTGTGTTTTTCTTGATACTCACTCATATCAAATCGTGCAAGATGAATACTTAGATGTTTTGCAAGTTGTTTAGCAAGTTCTGTTTTACCAACACCAGTTGGACCCATAAACACAAAAGCACCAATCGGTTTATCTTCAGTTTTCAAGCCAGCTTGTGCAACAAGTATTTTGTCTACAATTTCATCAATAGCATTATCTTGCCCATACACATTTGCCTTTAGATTTTTGTTCAGTTTGTTAAGGTTATTTGTCTCCTTTTGTTGTATTTGTTCCGGAGGCAAATTAACAAATTTTGCAAGCTCAAACTTTATCTCGTCTGGAGTTACAATTTTGTTTTCTTCTTGATTGTTTACTTTAAATCTACTACAAGCAAGATCAATTAAGTCAATAGCTTTATCAGGAAGTTTTTTATCTGTGATATATTTTACACTTAATTTGACTGCTTCATCGATAGCTTCTTCAGTAATTGTTGTTTTATGAAATTCTTCATAATACTTTTTTATACCAATAAGAATATCTTTAGTTGTTTTCTTATCTGGCTCATCAATACTTACACGTTGGAATCTACGCATTAACGCACGATCCTTTTCAAAGTATTTTCTATATTCTTCCCAAGTTGTTGATGCAACTACTTTGATATCTCCCTTACCAAGAGCAGGTTTCAACATATTAGCTAGATCGTTTGAACTATTACCACCTCCTGTGCCAGCACCATTCATCATGTGTGCTTCGTCAATGAACACAATAGTTTTGCCTTGTTTCTTTATAGCTGATAACACCAGCTTGAATCTTTCTTCAAAGTCTCCTCTATATTTAGAACCTGCCAACATAGCACCAATGTCTAAATTGTATACACTATATTCTTCTAAAAATTTAGGGACTGCTTTATTAACAATTCTATATGCAAGTCCTTCAGCAATAGCAGTTTTACCAACGCCCGGTTCACCAACTAACAATACATTGTTTTTACTTCTTCTACCGAGACTTAGACAAATGCTTTCTAACTCATCTTGTCTACCAATTACTGGATCAATTTTTCCGCTCTCAACTTCAATATTAAGATTGGTAGTAAAAGCCTTTAATGCTCTTTGTGCATGTCCTGCTAATTCTTCATCTTCTAAATTAGCAACATATTCTGTGTTTACATACTCATTAAATTTATTCTTTTCAATTCCTGAACTTGTAGCCAAATAACAAGCGAAAGATTTTTGTTCATTTAACAAGGATAAAAACACATCCGTTACATCAATGTGTGCTCTACCACTAAACAGCACTTGAGTAAAAGCACGGTTCATTACTCGTTCTACTGTTTGCGTTTTTTTAGGTTTAAACTTTGTTCCTTCTGCTACTTTAATCTCATCAAACTTTGTTTGTAAATGATTTAAAAGTTCGTCTTTCATTGGCTTTGGATCGATACCAAAACCGTCTAAAACATTCATAAAATTTTCGCTACAAAGCATAGCAAAAAATAAATGCTCCAACGTAATATATTCGTGGTTCAGCTTTTTTGCATCTTTGATAGCTTTTTCGAATACTACCTGTAATTCATCAGATGGTTCTACCATTTACAATATTCTCCTCAATATTATTTAAGCATAGTATAACGTATATTTTATACAAAGTCAACTTAAATCTTACTTTTTATTTGTTCAATTGCATTTAGGTCATCGCCGCCTAAATTGCGTGGTGTTTCGCCTATTATCCTAACAAGTATGTTTCCGTTTCTTCCTGTCTTTCTGTTTGGTAAGCCTCTTTGTGCAATACTAAAAACGGTGTTAGGTTGTGTGCCTTTTGGAATGTTTAGACTAACTGTTTTACCATCCGGAATAAGAACATCTATTCTAGCTCCTGTTATCAAATGAAGTGTGCTAATTCTACGCACCGTGTGTAAGTCGTTACCATGCACTTCATATTCAGATCCGTTTTGAATCTGTATCATAACATACAAATCACCTGCAGGAAGATTTGGATTGTCTTTTTGCCCCATGCCTGTATATCTAATTTTATCGCCTTGATTTATGCCTACTGGTACTTTTATGTCTACAGTTTGTTCTAATCCGTTGTTAAGCCTATATGTTGCAATGACATTTTTACCAGTATATACTTCTGCAATCGATATTCTACATCCGATTGTGATATCTTGGTTTTGCATTTGTCTTTGCCCGAATCCTCCAAAACCAAATTGCCCCATTAAATCATTAATGTTGATGCCGCCTTGAAACCCATCAGAAGTAAAATGAAAGTTTTGGAATCCTTGCGGACCTGCTTTTTGCGGATCAGCAGTGCCATAAGTGTCATACATTTGGCGTTTTTCTTTATTGCTTAAAACTTGGTATGCTTCGTTTATTTCTTTGAATTTAGCATCGTCACCGCCTGTTCTATCAGGATGATGTTGCATACTTTTCTTTTTGTATGCAGACTTTAAATCCTTTTCCGAAGCTGACTTGGGAACACCGAGTATTTCATAGTAGTCCATACTACTACTTATTTAGGTTTTTACTTCTTAGAACGTGATCCGGTATAAAGTCCAAACCATGCCGCGCCAGCACCAACTACAATTGAAACAAGTCCTGATTGTTCCATACTAGGTGCTTCTAACGCCATGTACCAAAGGACGACTTTGTACAAAAGGTAGATGTATGTTGAAATGAAAATACGTGGAAAAATTCTCCAGCTGTCTACAGCTCTTGCCATGTGAATTATTTTGGCATAAGGATTGGGTCCAAGATCTTTTACACTTGTATCTACTTCAAGATCTAATTTTACCTTTTTACTTACACCTGCTTCACTTGCCGGCACTACAACTTTTGCATCTGGCTTCTTTGCCTCATTTTCAAAAGTCTTATCTTCTGCAACCAAATCTTCAGGTCTCTTTCTTGGCATTATTTTCTCCCTCTTAGTTTATCAATTTCTTTTTTGTTTTCTTCAATGCTATCTCTATTCTTTCCTATCTTGGAATCTTGAGCTTTATCTATAAGTTCTTGCATTCTAAGACCTCGCTCAATATCAGAATCGAGATGTAAATCTTTGTTTATAATTTTCTCTAATTTTAGATTTGGTATCTTATCATTTGCAACATATCTCCAAGTGTAACCACGAGAGCCGTAGCATCCAAATACAGTTTCACGCAATCCTATTTTTACAATAATTGATTGCTCTCCGTCTAGTAATACTTCATCGCCTTCGTTGAATGCAGGATTGAATCTAAACTTCAAACCTTGCATGAAATTTGTGGCAAAATCTTTGAACCAGAAAGCGGCAGAAATACTGATAAGGATAGCAATCCAAGGTACCAACATGCTTGCAACATCCAAGCCCATCTTGTCAAATGCTTCCATTTATTTCTCCAATCTTTTGATCCGTGCTTCCAATTCATCTATCTTTTTTGTTACGTGTGGATATTTTTTGCGCCATGCATCATCTGGTTGTTGTAACCATGTCCACCCCCAACGCTTTACAAGATAATCTACAGTGAGATCAAATTTAGCATACAACCACAAACCTATTCTAGTGCTTTTAAAATATGTCGAAAATGCTAGACCAAAGAGTGACCCTACCAAGGCTGTGTATATCCACAACCTATCAGTTGCCATTCTACCGATCATATCCCATACTGTTTCCATCAGTAGTATTTATCGTAATATTTGATTAAAATGAGCAGGACACGCTCGCGCCGGGTTCTATGTCAACACTTCTTTCGCTGATTTCTACTTTGGGCTCGGGTTTTGCTTCACAATCTACTTTCCTGACGCAACTACTTGTCGTCAGTATTATCGTCAGTATCAACAGGCTGAACAGCTTTTTCATAATATAATATAATTGCTTTTTGCTGTTCTATATAACGTCTTAGTTCGGCAAAGTTTTTTGATAGATTTTCGTAGTCTTTTATGCTAATTGCAACATATGAATCTCCGCCATTTTTGGCTTCGAACTCTTTCTTGAATTCTTCAAAGTTTTCACTTGGTGAAACAACATAAATTTTTATGTCGTTCATTTGCACTGGCTTAGGCATTGGTTGGATAGGTACCACTGTTTTTTCTATCTTTGTAACAACTTTTATTTCTGGGTCAGGTCTAAAAGAACTGCAACTACTCACTAGGAGTAGCACCAGTAATAGACTCAAGATCTTTCCATAGTGCATCTGTTTTACCTTGCATTCGTTTTTCTATCAAGCCTGGCTTTTTATTTGCCAAGTGTGTTAGATTATGTTTGTTAAGTGTTGCACGAAGCTCGTCTCCGTACTCTTCTGATTTTTTAAGATCAACATTTAATTGATCAGTAATTTTATTAAGTCTTTCATTATCTGCTTTAAGTAATGCTAGACTTTGTTCACTTGTTTCAACGGCAACCTCCAGTTTAGCAACATTGGCTTTCGCTACCTCAAGATTGGCTTTCAAGTTTTTGACATACAAGAAGCCACCTCCTGCACTGGCAAGAAGCCCCACTACTAGGAGTATTTTTAAACCGCTGAAGATACCCATACCTTTTATCCTAAGAGCTTTCCCAATGTTTTTGGTCCAACAATACCATCTGCTACCAAGCCGTTTGAACTTTGCCAATTTTTAACAATTTTCTCTGTGCCTGGACCAAAGATGCCATCTGCTGGACTTATGTCTAATTTTTCTTGTACTTCTGCTACAAGTGGTCCTCTCGAACCTTTTCTAATTGTTTGGTTATAGTCTGTTTTAGGTTCCTCGTAATCTCCACCTAACACATCAATTGCATGTAGGTAATGTTTCTTACGATCGTCTAATCCTATAGTTCCACCGTTTATTCTTTTGGTAGCACCTACAACATCCATATCGTCACACCATTTGTTAATGTTGTTTGTGTCCCAAAACCAACAAGCTGAATCTAACGCACCTTTTTTGGTACGCACATAGTCAACTGCTTCTTCTGGTGACATCTCCATTGCTTTTCCGAATTGTGTGTAGTTGTATCTACCAGTGAGCTGTAATATGCCGCCGCCTCTGAAACGCCAGCCGTCACCACTGTTGGTATCGCCATTGTCCATCCTGTTTGCATAAATGACATTAGCAATTTTTTCTGGTTGTCTATGGTATTCGTTTGCATCTCTTCCTGCCCTCCTAAAGTATTTAGGAAAAATTGTGTTAAGTGCTTTGGCGCTATAGTTTAAGTTTTCACTCATTACTCTAAAGCCGCCGGACTCGTGTCCACACTGGGCAATAAACATAGCAACTCTTTCAATTGTGTCTACTTCCCATAAAGGAAGTATTTCGCACATTGCTTCGTACCAATCTTTCCAGTCGTCTCTATGGATAAGCTCTTCTGCCATCCACTCTTCAAAATCAAATTTAAAATGTTCTTTAGCCATTATTCGTATCCTTTTGTTGACATGCTTCACATCTGCATTGTTCACATACTTTGATATTTATGATTTTATTGTCACCGTCTGTCATATCTTTATATAGTGGTGTTCCACAATGTGATTGATTTCCACAGTTTCGACAGTTGCTCATCTAAATCCTTTTGAGCTGAAGTTGGTATCCTTGGTTTTCTAGTACAAGATTTTTGCCATACTTTGTTATATTATAGTCACCTAAATACTTCGTAGCCCATATAACTTCAGCCATATCTTCCATATTGATTGTTTCTTTAATTTCTAAATCTTTACCAAAATCAACAACCTCAAATTTTACTGGTTGCTGAAATGTATTTTTTACTTCTAATATATCACTCTTTAAAACTATGCTTTCTGCATAGCTGTTACTAAAAAAATTCTTGTAGTTTTCTAAATGTGTTTCTGTAGTGAGCCTAGTGTAAGCATCTTTGTCCATTGGAATCGATACTAAACTTTCTTCGTCCAGTGGCATACTTTTAAAATTTTTATAATATCTAAACCGCAAATTATCTACATCTGCTAATTTTCTTACTCCGTCTGCTATTTCTAAAATATGCATTGGAGCATCTTTGTCTCTTTCCATTTCAACAAAAACTTTATAAGAACCATCTGATTGTTCTCCACTTGATACATCTGCATCAAGTACAAACGAATATCCTTTTTCTATGAAGTTTTCTAAATCTTTTGCTGGTTCATTTCCGTTGACTGAAAATGCTAGGGTAATTATATCTTCATCGTTACCCATTTTTGATTTGTATGAATCTATTTCTATTATATTATCTACTAAAAATTGTAAATCGTTTTTAAGTAATCCCATTATACTACTTCTCCTGCAGGTTCTGCTCCTGCTCCTGCATCAGCTGTAGCTTCTGCTGGTTGTGTTTCTGCTGGCACAGTAGGTTGTGTAGCAGGTTCTACTTCGTATTCATGCATTGATTTATATCCGCCGTAAATGTCTGCAATAAGTTTTTTAGGCATCATTATTTCTACAACCCATATTGGGTGTGTATCTAACATACCTTTTTTTGTACCAGGACGGATATCTGTTGGTTTTCTAATTTTACGTGGTTTAATTATTAGGTCTTTTTTGTATGTAACCTTACAGTCGTAATCAATAAGTCTTTTGCCGCCCATAGGATCTGGCATTTTATCTCTATCCCAAAAGAATCCGCATGTGACCCAGTGTCGTGATATGTTTGGTCCAAAAGCTAATTCGCCATCAGACCAATTATCGTATACATAGATATCTAAGTCATCAAGCACTCTTTCAAAGTCTTTAAGAACCGTAAATGCAGTATCGCTTTCGTATATGCCTTGTATGTTCTTTATAACGTCTAAAATGTCTTTCATTTTGTGAATCCTATATGCTATTATTATTTATCCTTAAATTGTCTGTGTGCTTTTTACCTTGGCTAGATCATATAAATATTTTTGTAGCAAAGAAAGCTACTAGAAGTACAATAAAGGAGGACACTTCATGAGTGCAAAGCGAGCTCGCAAGAGCAAGAACTTTCACAATAATGTTGTTCATATTAACCAGTACCTTCCAGAAAAGAAAAAAGAAGTTAAGATTTACCCACGTAATAGATCGCAAGAAACCTATCTGCTTACATTGTCGGATTCGGGAAAAGACGTAGTCTTTGGCATTGGTCCGGCTGGTACAGGTAAAACCATCATTGCGGTTTTAACTGCGGTAAAACTTTTCAAAAAAGGTACTATTGACAAGATTATTGTAACAAGACCTGCTGTTTCTGTAGACGAAGATCTAGGATTTTTACCTGGAACTTTAGAAGACAAAATGGCTCCGTGGACAAGACCAGTATTTGACGTACTTAGAGAATACTTTAATTCTAAAGAGATTGAAGGTATGATAGCAGAAGGTGTTATTGAAATAGCACCGTTAGCTTACATGCGTGGACGAACGTTTAAACGTGCATACATCATAGCAGACGAAATGCAAAACTCTACAGCAAGTCAGATGAAGATGCTTCTTACACGGTTAGGAGAAGGATCTAAAATGGCAGTCACAGGTGATTTGAATCAAGCTGACAGATTAAAAGATAATGGACTTATCGATTTTATCAATCAGCTTAATAAACATGGTTCAGCTAATAGGATTGCTTGTGTATCTTTTGGACATAAAGACATCGAAAGGCATGAAGCTGTTAAAGAAGTGTTAGAAGTCTATGGTGACGAGTGAGTTAACTCTTTCGTCATAGGAAAAATTTTGTTGATTACTTCGGCGCAAGCGTGAGCGATAAGCATGTGTTCTTTTTGCGTACCGTTTGCACCGCGTAATTCTATGTAATGGATCCAACTTCTTAAGGTTCCATTCATGTATAGTCGTGTTTTGGTATTACCTTCGGGTAAAACTACACGAGCTTGCTCTTTCGCGATTCCGTTATGGATAGCCCATTCATACACTGACCTTGCTTTATCAATAACTTCACGTTGTTTCTGTCGCCACTCGTAATGCAAGTCGCTTTCGTCATGAAGTTCTATTGAATTTTGTCTGTTTTTAGGATCTTGTAATCTTGCTTCTCTAGTTGTAAATGTATCACCCATAGAGTCAGGGTCAGCATATCTTTGGCTAAACTCCTGAAATGAGAAGCTTCTGTGCCTTACTATTTGATGTGCAATGTCTCTTGTAGTTTCAATTTCTAAACAAGCATTAGCCATTTCTAATGGAGACCAGTGTTGGTGTTTTATTAGATATTTGATTAACTTTTCACTTGTTTCAGTATTCATTTGATTACTGGGATTACTTACTCTTGCACAATAGGCAATTAAATCTAAAACATTATCATTACTCATTCCTTCGGTTACAAAGTTCAAAGTAGGCCTTGAATAACTTACTAATCTTACATTCATTTTAAAACTCCATATCTGCGGCTACAATAAATCTATCTTCCATAGATTGTACAACACCAGGACGGTGCCATACCTTTCCTGGATATATCATCCAGTGTCCTGTTTTCCAAGGAACAAAAAAGTTTCCTTCTCCTTCAGGGTTAATAGGTGCAAGCTCTGTGCCTGCTTTGTCTAAGTCCTTAACGTCATCAGGTAATTGCATGTAATAAACACCACTTACTGTTGTCGTTGCAGTGTTATGATTATGATGATGCCAAAGTTTATCTCTATCTTCTTCGTGCTTTAAACTTGTTTGAAAACTCCAACTTTGTATTTGCTTAATTTGTACTTCTCGTCCTAAATACCTAAAGCATGACCAAATAAAACTCATTTTTAAATCTGTGAAATCTTGGAATACATTCCAGTTAGTTTGATACTTCGGACTATTATGCCAAAACTTTCCCGCTTTAATTCCTAAAGAGACAGTGCTGACCATGCTCTTTCTATCTTTTTCTGTGATTAAATTATTCCAATCATAGTATTCATATTCTATCATTAACCTGTCCTTACGACTATATGCACTCCCCAAGGACTAACAATTGGAGGACCTATCGTATCCATTGGTATGACTTTTACTGCGTTTGCGAAATCAGGATGAAAATGTTCTTCTTGTTGCCAGCCTAAGTCACCGCCATGCCTAGGTCCACTTGCACACGCACTATATTTTCCAGCGGCATCTGTCCAACTAATCTGTCCTGATTTAATTTCTTTGATGAGAGTTTCTGCTTCAGTCATAGCCGCACCTAATGGTCTTTCGTGTGAACTATTTTCAGCATCTTTGTGACTTAATAAAATATGTTTACATTTAAATTTCATTTAATCTCCCTTGCCTGGCTTTTCAGAAAAGTATTCCATTTTGTTTTCTTTATCTGCCCATTCTTCAGCATCTGCTGGCACATCTTCGGGACGTTTTTGTGATATGTTAGGCCATTCATTTGACCATTTGAAATTCAAATCATACCATTTATTATCTGTATCGTTGAAATCCTGTATAATTGCATCTACTGGACATTCAGGTTCGCATACTCCACAGTCAATACATTCATCTGGATTTATCACAAGCATGTTTTCACCTTCATAAAAACAGTCTACAGGACATACTTCGACACAATCCATGTGTTTACATTTAACACATTTGTCATTGACTAGGTATGTCATAAATCTCCTTTTTCACGCATTTCAGCACGAATATTAGTAGCACTAATACTATGTATCTCTTTACCTAAATCGTGTTCAGTAAATGTGTATCCTACACCACGCCCATAACTTATGTCTACAATGTTAGGAACTTTCATCACAATGTATTCTTCATTCATCTTGTATCCATGTTCTTCTAAAGCATTACGAATGCTTACTACAACTTTTGTAAAATCAAAAGGATTGTCGTTTTGTACTAAAGTCCTACCTCCTCCAGCATCTTCACCTATAATGCCACCAACATCACGCACCATAATTATGACCTGTCCAGTTTCAGCTAAAGCCCGTTTAAAAAGTTCAGTATGCCCGTCATGCCATGGTTGCCATCGACCAAGCATTTGTGTTGTAGGTTTTTTCCAATCAAACATTATTTCTCTCCATCCAAGTTTGTACTACTTGAAGTAATTGTGCATGAGTGTCTTCAAACCATTTACTTACATGATAATCACAGGAAGGTGGTTGTTCAAACATTTTATTTGTATCTTCAAACCTTCCTTCTTCTATTGTGTTCATCCACACTGTAAAGTCAGGAGCAAATTCTTGTCTTGCTCTTTCTGTAGGACAAACAAAATCTGCTATGGCAACTTTTCCTGCCATAACAACGCCATCTGCAAGATGTCTCATTCTTTGTGCTTGCCTCAAACGTCCTTCAGGACTGAAGTCCCAGTCTTTGTAACGTTCTCTTACTGCGTCTGCATTTATGTGTACGCCGTTAATTAATTCTGCAAAAGGTTTTGCTAATGTGGTTTTGCCACTGCCTGGCAAACCAAATATTAGTATCTTCATTTCATTCTCGCTAATCTAATCATTGTTGCCGCCAAATTTATTTCTGGATCAGCAACCAATGTATGATCTACAAGTCCTTGTTTAATGATTAAGATAGCACTTTCTTGTTTTTCTTCATCACCAAACAGTTCTATATTATCATACAACCATTTGTAAACATCTTCCATTTCGTCTGGACGAGCTTGACTACAAACAAGTTTTCTTGCTTTTGAAATTTGTCCTGCTTTGAATAGTTCTGTCATTTCAAGTTTCCAGTCACTTTCACCAGCATCGCTTTTTTCTGGCGGAAGTAATGATCCACTTACACTATTCATTTGCACCATGTTAATACATTTACGTAAATCAGGATACGTTGCCTTTACGTATGTATCTAGTGTATCAATGTCTGGCGTAACTTCTTCAGCAATAAGTATTTCAGCAACACGAGCTGTAAACTCTGTTTGATCTATGCGTTCGATATGAAAACCTTGGCATCTACTATGTAGTGCTGGAATAATTCTGTTGGGATAATTACAAGTCAAAATAAATCTGCTTGTAGTGTGATACTCCTCCATTACACCACGCAACGCCGCCTGTGCGTTAGGTGACAAATAATCTGCCTCATCTAGTAATACAACTTTAAATGCTCCGAACGGAATCATTTGTACAAAGTTTACAATCTTGTCACGAACGTCTTCAACTGAGTTTGTGCGACTTGCATTAATTTCTAATACATCAAGATCGTTAACTTCTAATTGATTAAGCAGTATCTTTGCAAGTGTTGTTTTACCAATACCTGCGTTACCTGAAAATAGTAAGTGTGGAATAGTACCATCTTTTATCCATTGTTGTACTTGTTGTTTTTGATGTTCATCTCTAAATACATATCCATCAACTGTATTAGGACGATATTTTTCTACCCATAATTCTTTCATTTGCCTAACCACCTCCTTGCCGCATCAATTGGATTTCTCAAGCCTTCATAAGTCTTTTCGATAAAGTCTATATGTTTAGTTAGCTTGTCATTTAGTTCTTTGATTCCAGTCTGAATCTCTGTGATTTGTTTTTCATCGACAGGTTGCCAATACTGAAACTTTTTATTTGTATTTGTACCTATATATGCCTGGCCAGTTTCCATATCAATAATTTTCCATTTGCTAGGACATTTGGTTTCAATTAATAGTTTGATAGGCTGATCCAATTCTTGTGCTTCACGCCCATCTATTAGTTTTCTAGTTTTCACGTTCTACTCCAAAATGCTTATATGTTGATTGCACACACTTGGCTTGATAATAGCAATCAGCTAATGCATTGTGTGCCGCTTGTTGTATTTTCTTTCTTGGATCATAAGGAAGCATTTTGAATAGTGTTCTGCTATCTCTAATCTGCCAATAGTTCCAAGGTGTAGGCTTACCGATATTTTTATACAAGTCTTGCAATATCACAAAATCAAATGTAGGTCCTTGACACCAAATATAGTCTAAACCTACACACCATTTGTTAAGTTGTTTTGTTAACGAATCCATACTTACACGTTCATGTTCTTCACCAAACGCTTCGTCTTGTATTTCTTGTGGTTGCTTGCCCCACCATGCTAAAGTATTGTCGTCAATAGTTCGACCTAAGGTAGTGCTTTGTTCTTCTATATCACAACGAAGGTACAAAGGAGCATGTGGTTCAGCTTGGCTAAACGGATTAAACTTTACTGCACCTATTGTCATTAGTACACTATCAGGATTTACACCTAGTGTCTCTAAGTCAATCATTCCATGTGTTGCCATTTATACCAACTTCATTAATATAATAACTTGTAAAACTAAGACAGCAATCGGTACAATAGTTCTTACTAATTCCATTGTATGATTATACTCGTCTAGTTTTCTTTCAAGTTTGTTTCTTCTTGCCATATTACCCTTTCCTATTTTCTTGGCCCATTGCACTTATTATAAGCAATATATAAAGTATAGGCCAAGCCCAACCTGTGATTGTGCCTGTTAAATGTAGGACCATAAGAGCAACTCCAGTTGCTCCTGTAGTTCCTATACCGCTAGATTGTGCTTTTGGAAACTTCATTGTACACTCCTATAATGTTAATAATAACATCATTAACACGGAATGTCAACTACTTTTGGCTATAGATCACCTTGTTTTCTGTTTTCCGAATAATGGACATCAAATTCGCCACCTGGATATCTTGCCTTGAGCTTGTTAACATTTTCTTCAATTACTTCGTTAGGATCAATACCCAACGCTCTGCATGAATTAATCCAATACCAAATAATATCACCAAGTTCTCGCTTAATATGAAATTTGGTATCGTCATCCATAGGTTTACCTTGGAAAACACACTTTTTAACAATTTCAGCATATTCGCCGCCTTCTGATGCGATGCCAATTGCACCAGTTAACAATAGTGCAACATTGACATCATCGTTGAGTTCGTGTAAGCGGGCTTGTAAGAAAGCCCAATCATTTGATTCATCGGAGGTCACACCCTCCACGAATTCTTTATACTTGTTTAAGTCTACTTGCAATTTCGCCTCTTCTAATTTGTAAATTCTTCTGGTCTAATATCTGCAGGACCATCACTGTATTCATATCCTATACGATGATCAGATGGTCTTTCATCTGAGTACGCAAGAATGCTTTCAGCTTCTACCATTCTAAGTGTCATATCTTCGTCACCTAAAGTAATAGACAATCCTCTTGTCCAACGTCCGTGTTCAACAAGGATCCATTGTCCTTGTTCGTAAGGGTCATTGTTCTTAGGACCCTTTCTAAAGACTTTACACCATCTTGGGTAAATGCCTCTAGTGGTGCCATCATCACTACGGATAATAATTCCGCCCTTTGTAACTTGTTCACCAAATTCCATATCAGAAACAATTACTCTGTTTCCAATCGCTTTTATGTCGTCTGCTTTTACGGATACTAGGTTAGTTCCCATTATTCACCTCTTTTTACGAAATTACCATCAGCGTCTTCTACCCAATCATCTTCTTGTTTAGATTCTGCTTTTGTCTTGCCAGGCTTTGCCTTAGTAGATGAAGTTTTAGGTTTTGCTTCTTCAACTTCAACTGCAAGTTCAGGTTCAACAATTGGTTCTTCAATCGGCTTACCTGTAGGCTCTTCAAACTGTGTAGGTGGAGTATTATCTTCGTAATAGTCTCTTAGGACTTCTTCACGTTTTTTGATAATCTTTCCGCCAGGACCGAGTTCGTCACCCCTTGCATTTACTCTAACGTTGCCAACAGCAGGAGTTAATTCATTTCTTTGTCTAAGCAAATCCATATCAATTGCTTTACCTTGCATTGTTTTGTATTGCTTGCGACCTGTTTGTCTAACTGCCATAATTGACCTCCTTTATTATATACTTACTTATCTCAAGAACTCACGGTAGTCTAGGTCATATTGGATTGAGTTTACCTTGTGTATACCAATTTTGTACAACACATAGCTTGCTACACTTGATCCTCTTCCTACTCCCCAGACAATGTTATTTGCTCTCATAAAATCCACGAGATATACCATATATCTAAGTAGATTGTACATGTTTCTTGATTCAAATTCAATTAGTTCTGCTTCTACTCTTTCAATTTCTTTATCTGTCTTACATTTTTCTATGAGAAATCTTTCTATATCTAATGCTTTATAATTGTCAGGCATAAACCATTCTTCCTGGCATATCTCATCAAACTTGTTTATATCAACATCAACTGGTTCATATAGCTTTAAAGTCTTATTGCCTTGTTCAGTTGCAAATTTATTGAACTTTTGTATTTCAGGATTTGGTTCACAGAGAACTGTATGACATTTCTCAATATGGCCATCATAGATCATATCGATAAGATCATCATTCGTGAATCTGGGTATACCTAATTTGTCAGTCTTCATTAGCATTTAATATATTTTACGATATATTAATTAAATTGTCAAGATCTAAATCGCCATTTTCTTGGGTTTCTAGCCGATTTTTTTCTTCTTTTATTCTAGCTTCTTGTTTATAGTATTCGATGAACGTAGAAATTTGTTCTCTAACCTGCGGATTGGTAGCTTGGAAATACTTTTTGGTTAAATCGGAAATCTTCTCTTGTAATTGAGAGACAGTTAAATTTGTTGTATCCTCTGAAAAAGGATGTAGCATTATTCAAAGTAACCTAAATAGTTTGCCCAAACATTTGCACCAGCATCATAACTTGTAAATTCAAAAATGTAAGTCCTTGTATTTGGCAAATCAATTAATGCTGTAGTATCGCTTGAAGGCCAAGTGCTAACTCTTTTGAATGTACCTGCTCCTGCATTAGAAGAAAAAGTAATTGTTCTTGCTACTGTGTCACAGTTTAAATACACTCTGATAGTTCCAGCTTTACCTGTTGCTGGCCAAGCAGAAAGTGTAAGAGTTACATCTGCACCAACAGTGAACGATTGGTGAGTACCATTTGAGAAGTTAATGTTTTGGCTTGTGTTTACAGTTCCTCCTGCAAAATAACCTTCGCTGTTATTAATAAGTTCTGCATTTTGAATCTTGTTTCCAAGGAAATTGTTATCAGCATTTAGTTTTGCTGTGTTTGTTTGTAAAGTTTCAATTTCACTCTTTGCCGCAACAAAGTTAGAACTGATTACGCTAAAGTTATCTCTAAAGCCTTGTGAATCATTATCTTCACCAGCTCTTGGATATTCTGTATTTACGCCAGTTTCGTTAATATTACTTGCCATATTTTATCCTCTCATATTATTTATCAGTATTAAACATTGAACTGGTAATTCGCGAATGGAATATATTGTTCATTACTATTGCCATTTGTACTGTCTATATTGTATCTATCTATTTCAATATTGATGTTTTTAAAGTCAAATCCACTGTTTTTGATATTCAAAATCACTGAATCTGCTTGTCCTGGTTTACAGTAACATAACGGAACAGCTAATACATACCCTAATTCTGCTTCTCCTGTAGATTGGGCAGTCCTCATCCACAACGGATAAAATTCTCTCAAGTTGTTACCTACTGCACGTATTCTTTCACGCATGTTTGATATATTACTGATGTATTTCTTTTGATCTTTAGACTCACTAACGTTGATAGCATTACTGTCAATTTTAATTGTATTTGTCTCAGGACGTAATCTAATTGGATCCGAGTTAATACTATCATCGATATTTGCTACAACAATTTTCGAACCGTTTTGTAGTATCAAAGGAATTGCATTTCCTGGAGCAAATAAAATAGGACCAGTTCTTGCAAACAAAGTCACCGTACCTGTGGATGCTGGTGATTTAGCACTGCCTCCTCTTAAAACGATATCAAAGAAACCTTCTCCTGTACCTACACCTGTGTTATCATCTGTTACTGCAAATTGAACACTATCAACAGTGATCTTATTTTTTGTGATTGCATCAAATGTCAATGCAGTTTTTCCTGCTGTCGGTTCTGCAGGGTCTATTAAGTCTAAGTAAATTACTTCATAAACGGTATCGTTACTTCCAGGATTCTTAGCAATAGCTTTTTTTATTGCTCCAAACTTGTATTTTTTTCTTTTATGGTTTCTAGCCGCGGCCGCAACATAATCTCTTACATCTTTAGTTTCTATTCCTGCATAGGCTAAAACTTTAATGTTGTCTTGTAAACCAAATGTAGAATCATTAGGTCTATAAATTGATTCTGGTGTGAATATGGTAGGATCCGAAATAAAGTTTCTAAACGTAGTCCTATCATTTTGTTTCAATAAAGGAATCATAGAAATATTACTGTAAAGTAAATCATCTGGATCAGTAGTAGTAATTGTAAATGTTCTTGTTGTTGCACTGAATCCAAATTGGTCTTGGGCCTTTACTGTAAAGGTATATGATCTATCAATAGTCGTTGTAGCACCATCTAAAGTAAATGCACCTGTGGCTTTATCAATAGTAGTCAATCCTGGTAATCCTGTAGTACCAAACTGTCTTATCTTTCCTTGTAACTGTCCGTCGATACCTAGTGTGATACCTGGAGGTAATCTTCCACTATCTAATGTATAAATTAAAACAGCATTTGGGACATTGCTTGACGCACTGACACTTAAAGTAGAAACAAAGTTTGCTCTTAAATTTCCTAATGCTGAATCTGTGTTCCAGTTGATTGTGCTTTCTACTTCTCCTAATAATTTTACACTAAATGTTTTGTCTTTAGCAACAGTTCTGTTTGTTTCAGATGTTGTTCTTTTTGTAAAATTATAAAAGCTCATTGTTACAACTTTATTTGCTGTAACTTGTCCTGCTTTGTCAAACGTTCTGTAACCAACATCTGTAACTGTTCCTACAAAAGTATCTCGTATGTAATCCTCAAACCCAACATCAATAGTTGTTACAGCTGAATCGTTGAACGTTGCTATTACTCTTCCTGCACTTACGACCCATACTTTTTTACCAACTATATTACTTGCCACATATTGTGGATTGTCTGATGCATCAGCTTCTGTAACTCCTACCTCATTGAAAACTATCCAACCTGTTTCGTCATTACCTCCAACGAATTGTGCTTCTGCAAAATTAAAGAAAGGAACATTATTTTCTCCTGACCACTCTTGAGCGACACCTATATTATTTGCAAAATATTGTGTTGAAGTACTTGTTGCAGAACCTAGTTGCCTTAATGCTTCGACAGTAAATTTATATTCTTTTGTTACTGCTGGCTGATATGGAATTCTTCCAGCTATTTCACCATTAGTTGAATCTAATGCCATACCAGGTGGCAAAGCACTTGCAGTACCATCTGGATTAGCTGGTTTCACACTAAAACTAATTATTCCTTGGTTGCTTGTAGGATCATATACGTCTAGGAATAAAGTGACATAGTTGTTTGCTCTTCTAAAACCTAAATCGCCAGGTGTAAGCCATACCGGTGCTCTAAGAAAAGTATTATCAGCTGTGAACAATCCTGTTCCAACCTGCATTATTGTATTATCTGTTCTTAAGAAATCATCTCCTACAAGATAAATTTGAAACTTTCTTTTTGCAATTACTACCCCGTCACTGGCACTTACTGTAAATTCGTAATACCTATTTAATTTTTTTGGACTCTGTGTTGGAACAGCATAATCATAAAAAGTAGTATCATAATAAAAACTTTCAAATCCGTTAAAACTTTTTACTCCAAAATCAAAAGGATAATTTCCGTAACTGTTTGTATCAAAGTAACCAGATCCTGCTCTTTTCTCTAATGCAAGAACAGGCTCTACTACACCTGTTAGTTTTCCTGTAGTTCTTCCTAACTCAATACCAGGAGGCAATTCTCCATCATTTTCTCCGATATAATATTCTATACGATCACCTGCGGGCAAATCAGGATCTATTAATTGTAATTGAAAATCTACTGGACTGCTATCTAGAATATAAAATGCATTGTTAGGTCCTAAAGGCAAACTACCTTCATTGGTTATCCATTGTGGTGCGTCTGCACCATCAATAGTAAGTGATAAAGTCCTATCTTCAATGTCGTTTCCTTTTCTAGCTCTTAATACAAAAGTAAATGTCTTTAACAATTTTACTTCATATGGAGTGCCTACAAGATTAAGATTATTTTCAATTCTTAATCCTCCAGGAAGTTCACCACCTATCAGGGTTAAACTATCTACAGAGTTTACTGGTAAAGGAATTGTTTGTGTTATTGCTTCTTGAAAGGTTCCTAAACTATGATTGTTTCCTACAGTCCATAACAAATCCTCTGGTAACTCCGTGCTACTTGGAACAAGCATTTGTGTTTGTCTTACTTGTTTTGTTTCTTCTCCAAAAATATATGGATAGGCAGGTACGCTCAAGTTTCCGCTTTCATAAGTCAAGAAGTAAGCGTATGTTCCATTAGGATATTCAGGAGTCACACAAAATCTACCATTGTATGAATCCAATGTTCCTGCATTTAAAATATATTCATAATCATTAACAAATGTGCCTGCTGGTTTAGTTTGATAACTGTATCCACGTCCTGATGCTTCGTTTGTTTTTGTTCTATATGAACTTAATTGTTGACTAACTCCACTGGTTGAATCTGTTGCTATTGTATATCCAAATGGACCATAAACTGGATAGCCGTCAAAGCAGTATCCTATAATTTTACTATGTCCGTCAGGATGTCTAAACTTATCGTTATTGAAGTTTGAAGAGTTATAATAATCATTTGCTTGTGAAACCTTTTGATGATTCCAGCCGTCGGATAAAAACTTACCACTGTGATAATGATACTCTCCACTTTGTTCTGGATGTCCCCCAGCAAGGTCTGCACCTAGACTGCTTTGATTGAAAACAGCGTTGTAAGTAAATCCAGGAGCAGGAATATCATCACTTCCTGGAAGTGGTCCTGCTTGTGTGTTAGGATTGAACAGTACCACACCATTGGTTGCTATACCGATAGCGCCTAAAGTTGTTCTTTGTGGATTGCTGGTATTTGTTCCGCCTCTATAGGTAAAACTAAAACTATGATCTTGCTCTGTAATATTATTTGGATTATTGTTAAAAATCCTTGGAGAAACTCCATCATTGGTCATTGTAGACCCAGCTTTTGCAGGATAAGGATCACCGTCACTTATTACAGTTAAAACACCGTTTACTAATGTGATTGTAGTTGTACTTGGGTATCTTCCTGTTAAATCAGAAATACTGGTTGTATTTGGGTCAAATGCCATTCGTAAACTCCTATATACATATTTATGCTATGCGGAGAATGTACCCATATCAGCAACTGGCAAAGATGATACTTCTGTAAATGTACTTGATCCGTCGTCATAATCAATTACCATTTGATGGACAAGATAATCTAAGCTGTTATTGAATGTTGTAGGATTGAATTCACCTTGATCAAATTTTAAGTAAGGTGCTACTCCAGAAATATCACGTATATCAACTCCATAAACATTACTTTTTATGTCGCTTGTATTTGTTATTTCTTTTCCGTTTCCGTTTAAGTTTCCACCTAAAGTAGGAGTAGTATCTGTAATCAAAGAAGTTTCGGCGGTAATTGTTATTGTAGACCCGCTTAAATTGGTAGTAACAAGGTTACCACCTGCTAACGTGAGTGATGTATTGTTAGAATCTAATGTAATGTTATTATTGTCTGCAAAAACCTGTAAACTAGGAAGTCCTGTTGCTGTACTGTTAATCGTTATTGCATTTCCGTCACTTGTTAAAGTTACAGCAGTACCACCTACAATTTTTTTAAATTGCATTTCTGCACCACTTAACTGTGCAAAGACACCTTCTCCTGCTGAACCTAAATTTGCGCCTGTAGTTTTTTCAGGTTGTCTTAGGTCTAACTCTGAGAAGTTATTATTGACCTTTACAAACGCTTCTCTTAGATCATCACCTGTACCGTCGTTTGCAATAGTTCCTATGTTTACTGTTTGAATTGCCATATCATTAAGTCCTTATTGTATTTACCTTGTTTTCCTTAAACCAAAAACATTGCTTGTGAATGGTACAGCTTTATTATATCTGTTAAACAACATCCTGTTGTTACCTCCACAGATATCTGTTGTATCACCATAATTGGTGGCATTGCTTTCGTCCTTCAAAACTGCTAGAGCATCTTTCTGTAATTTGTCCTGTAACTGTGCAGGAGTCAAACTTGGATCAGCTTGTAAATATAAAGCACCAACACCACAAACTTGAGGAGATGCCATAGACGTACCTCCTATTGTTCCTTGTCTAAATGAACTGTTACCCCAGTATGCCGCATCTGTATAAGCATTAGACGTGCTGAAACAACTTAAAATATCTGTGCCTGCGGCAAATATATTAACACCAGGACCCGTTGAGCTAGAGCTGACTTTTCTTTCTACTGTAGCACTCTGTGGAGTCGAATCCATGTTACCTACCATCAATGCTCCTTCGTCAAAAGGAGAACTTCCTCTGTGATAATAATTATTACTGCCTGTGCCATAGAAAACAATGTTATTATAATCAGCACCAGGTCCTACTGAAGTATCTATTTTAAAACTATTATTTCCAGCCGCAATGCAAATATGCACTCCAGCATCTATGCAATCTTGAACATCTGCATCTACACTTGCCACTCTAAGTGGAAATCGGTAAGAAGGAAATCTATAGTATGGATAAAATCCGTATGTATCTCTCATGTGCGAATTGGGTGAGCTAGAAAAACTACTGTCATTCCCAGAACTATAAGTTGTACCTCTATAATTAATACTGGTTATTCCTGAACTTATACTTGCACTATATCCCCAACTTGCATTTACTATTGTTGGTCTTTTGTATCCAGTATTAGGATCAACAGGTTTATTTTCATGCCAACCTTTTATTACATCAAAGCAACTGTTAATGCTTATGCCGCCAGTATCTCCACTACCTTCTAGTCCACCTACCTTTACACTATACACCCTTGCATTAGAAGCCCAACCAAAATGTAATCCAGTTGCTGTTCCTCCACAGTGGGTTCCATGTCCATCAGTGTCTCCATAATGACTTGCACTTTGTGAACCTGTTACACCTGAAGCTGAAAACCAATCTATTTGCTGTACTCTACTTACACCATTTGCATCATTGAATTCTGGATGATCTACTTGCAGACCGCTATCTTGTATAACAATATCAACTCCTGTACCGTCCATTGAATATGGTCTTGCATAACTTGATAAGTTATCTCCAGTACCATAAACATTTTCAATAATAGAATGTCTTATCTTGCCCCAATCAGTTCTATTGCCGCTTTCTAATGTTGATTTAGAAAAGTCTCTTATCTGTGTTGCTTGGAATCCTATTTCAAGATCATCTCTAAGGTCAGGTCGAATCTGTACATCTGTTACTCTTGAATCATTTCTTAATGCTTCTGCTTCGGCATCAGTTAATGCGTAATGTGTATTCCTTGTAGACTTTTGTCTTGGATCTGCAACGTCTACTGTTCTATTAGGAATGTCTCCTGCTCCAGTCGAAGCAATCATTTCCTGATTAAATTGTGCGTAGTCTACTCCTTTGTTTAGAGTTACAATGTATTCTTTTTCACTCATTATATACTCCTAGTGTAGATCTACCCATGCACCGTTTGCGTATCCTTGGAATTTGTTTGTTGTTGAATTGTAAATCATGTCTCCGTTACCAGGTGTTAGATTTCCTCTTTCTGTAGTTGTATAAGATGCAAGTCTTAAAGGACTTTGTGTAATTCTAACTTGATCTTGTGCCGCAAGTTCTATTGAGCTTGCACTATCTATCGTAGGAACACCTGTACCTTGACTTTGGAAACTGTTTGCAGATAATGCACCTGATACATTTAATGATCCATCTACTTGTAAATTACCATCGACTTCTGCATCACTTTGCATTGTCACAGGCTGTTGGATTAAAATTGTTGAGCTGTCATCTGTTGCTATGGTGCTTGCACTTAAAGTGAAGTTACCAATTGTGTCGCCTGAAGTGCCGTTTACCCAAGCTGTTCCAGACCATTTTAAAACTTGATTTGTTTGGACACTTGATATGGAAACATCACTCAAGTTGTTAATACTTTCTGTTGTTATTCCTGTGATATAACCTGCTCCGTTTGTTAGCTGATTATTATTGGTAGGAATAGTAGGTTTATTTGTAATAGTAGAACCAGTGTAGTCAATGGTTACTCCGGTAATAGCACTGAATGGAATATCTGTAAGGTTAGCACCACTTCCATAAAAGTTTGTTGCGTATGCCTTTGTCCAATAGTTGTTTGATGAACCCAAACTATAAGTATTTGCTTGGAATGGTGTTACGTTTCCAAGTGTTACTGAATTGCTTGTTTCGCTTCCCTCTGTTGTAACAGTGCTTAAAGTTATTCCTGTAAGATTTGAACCTCCACCGTAGAATTCAGTTGCACCAACATCTCCGCTTACACTCAAAGATCTAGTAGGATTAGAATTGAAAATACCAACTCTCTTTGTTCCTGTATCAATCTTAATTGCTGTCTCAGTACCTGTGATCGGTTTGACTTTTATGTCTAAATCTTGTTCGGTCACCAAATTTTCTATTACAGTGTTTCCACCAGATACATGCATTTTTATTCTTGGTGTCGAACTTCCACCTACTGTAATACCATTATCGTCATTAAATATTACAGCACCATTTTGAGTATAACTTGAATTGTTTGAAATCGCATCAGTTATGCCATACCCAGAAAGTGTAGTTGGTGTTCCAACTAACGAACTCCATTGCGAATCAAAAGGTGTAGGTTTGTTCGCAAAGTTGTTGTAGTCAAGGTAATAAGATCCATCAAATCCATCGAGCGTATCGGCATTCAATCCTCCACCGCCAGATGTAATATCATCTGCAGGAGCCCAATTAGCTCCGTTCCATTTTAAAACTTGTCCTGTTTGGGGTGCCGTGCTCTGCGTATCCACATCGGCTAAATCACTTATGTCATCAACTAGACTTGGCTTGTTAAGCAAATCGTTGTAACTACCTGTTGAAGCAACCGTAGCAAAACTAGGCGTTCCTACAAGTTCTGAATAATTTACACTTCCGTTAACCCAAGCCGCTCCTCCTCCTTGAGCTCCCGTAGTTGAATATTTTAATACTTGATTGTTTGCAAGTCCTGTAAAGTTAGTTGTAAGACCATCGCCTGATCCACCGCCGCCTCCTGTTGCTGTGATAGTGATTGTTCCGCCTAAGTCATCGTATACAATATCAATTCCTGTGCCTTCTCTTAGTATTGCGTTAACACGATCATCAACTCTTTCATTTGTAAAATATAAATTTGTACCTTCTGGCAGTTCAGTAGTGTTTGCGGCAACGCTTGGTTTGTCTGTAAGATCGTTATAACTTCCGCTGAAAGGATTATAGCTTACATTGTTAATTGTTAAACCAGTTGCTTGTATGTTACCAGCACCAACTATACCTGATCCTGTTAGGTCTAGGTTATCACCTACTGGTAATTCTTTTAGTTTATTTTCATCGTCTCTATCAACTATAAGTGGTATTCTGTTTGCCATATCCTTTTCCTATTTGTAATATTTATCCTGTTGGTGCTACACTCTTGTATGGGTGACTTACAGGTAAAAGCGACTCTGCACCCCATTTGTGTGCTACATATCCTTCTGCCTCTTCTATGTAGGT